TATTTTACAACATAATCTGTTTCACTGTATTGCCAAAAGTAATCATCTGTTGCTGACTTTGTTACTTTATCTATTGTATTTAACACTGACTCAGTGTATTCTACATTTTTATCGAAATGCATTGCATACATAATTTTATCTGTATATGCTTTATTAGTAGTTTGTAATTTATCTGTAGGGTCTATTAATTCAAAATAGTTACACAGATTACCCCATTCTCCTACTGGCTCAAAGTATACCTCTTTTCTATGCATTGCTGTCCATTGTATTATAACTGCATCAACAGAATTACTGTCTATAAACTCTATAGCCCGTCTAAGAATTTTATCGTTACTATTACCACCTATTGCTAAATTTGTAATTGAATAGTCGGGTATTCTAGATGTTAATTTATTGGGCCATACATAATTAGGTTGTGGATTCAAATTACCATTCTCGTCATGAATGTTTTCATGTCCTCCACTCCAACTGCATCCGTTTATTAATAATGTTTTTTTCATAACATTTTTGCCTTTACTTGATTCTTAATCTTATTGCTACTTGCATGTTTTACAATACTCGCAAGTGTAAGAAGTCTGCCATACTTACCAACAGCATCAGCGGCATCTTTGCATTCTGCACTCCAAGGTGGAAAACTTATTTCCCATCCTAATTCAATTGCTTTTTCAATAAGTTCTTTACCTGCTTCATCTCTATCAGGGCAAAGTATAACACGTTTATTTAGTTTGTCAATAAGGTGAGCCTGCTCTGCTGTAACGCCATTTCCTAATACACTAATACCATCTATAAGTATAGCATCAAATACACCCTCAACAACTACAACAAAGTCTCTGTCGCTGTCAACGAACTTGTCTATGTTAAACACATATCCACTTTGCATGTTTAACAAATATTTTGCAGTTTCTTTGTTAGGTGGGTTTACATGTCTGCCAGTCCAACCAACTAATTGATTGTTATACATAAAAGGAATGGTTAGCCTGGCATTGTACATGCTATTGTTAATATGCAACAAAGGAAAGTTTCCTAATAGTCCACGTTCTATTGCATACTGTTTAACTTTGTGGTCGTCTGGTAAATCTTCTACTAAAGTAGTTTCGTCTGGTAAGGTATGTGTTTTAAAACTAGCCGCTGTATAAACATAATCACTAGTTTCTTCTATTTCTAGTTCTTCACTATGCTTCATTAAATCTAATACAACTTTGTGTATATCAGTAACTGGTACACCTAACGTTTCACATAACTTTTTGTACTTACCACCTAGTTTAGGACTTGGAGCCCAGCCTGTTGTAAATCCACAGTTAAAACAATGATAACTTATCTTAGCATTGCTTTGTATTACACCACCACGTTTTCTTTTATCACTGCACATTGGACAATTGAATGTAGTCCAGCCACTAGGAGTTTTGCCATTATTTAACGGCAAATTGTCCATAAGTAATCGATGTACGTTGTCTACGAGTTCATGATGATGCATAACAAAACTATTATAACACCATTCTATGTAAAGTCAACTAATTTCTTAATAAAACTTTATCAAAGGATCCGGAGGTTTTAGCAAATTTAACTCTAACCCAGTTGGTGTTGACTGTGAAATTATAAGCATCTATTCCACTAAATGCTGTAGTGAAAGGAACAACTGATTGTCCAGAATCACCTTGAACGTTAATGTCATACCAATCACTATCCTGTGTTGGTGTACTAGATAAAGCAGAACCTTGTATAGTAACATTACCAACAAAGTCAGTCATATACATACCAATAGTATGTTGACTGTGTTTAAAGTTTTGGTCTTGATTACCGTACATTGCACTTGTAACAAAAACATTAGACCCTTGGTCTTGGAATGTTATTTGTGTTTGCGTTGGAATTGGATCGTACTCTAGTTGACTTCTAATTTCTAAGTCTGTAATAATTCTGTCGTTTTGGTTTGCATACAAAGGACTTTGTGTTACGCCACTATCACTACTTTCACTAATACTAATTTGATATAACCCTGGGCTCAAATCTGCTAAATCACCAGGTACAAAACTAAGTTTTGCCTCTCCAGTTGTTCCGCTATTAATTAATTCAAGTTGTTTGAATATAACTCTTTTATTTGTATTTGGGTTTATAACACTAGCATATAGTGTTTTGGTTGATAAGTTTTGTAAAACTCTATCTCTATTTCTCACAAAAAAGTTCAATTGAGAATCGAACCCTTTATGTACTGTTAGTTTATTTTGATTCATTGGTCTATTGTCCACTGTTATTCCATCAGACGTTAATACTAAGTCTACTGACGGGTTTCCTAAAATGTATAATGTATTTGTACTTCCATACGACATATTTTATCTTCCATTTAATATATGTATTTATCTTAGTTACTTATAAATATGTTTGATGACTAAACACACAGATTTACAAGAAAAATTCCCATTCCTTACAGGTTTAGAGTTCAATGACGTCGAATACGTCGGAATTGTACAAAATAGAGACGGTCAAATTATAAGTTTTTACGATATTGAAAAATGTAGAAATAACGCAGAACGTAAATTAATGTTAGAACATGCAGATTTATGGTGGTGGGAATCAAACCGTATGCTACCTATCGATGTTTTTCTATTCCATGAGATGCAAGAATTCAATCATTGTTTAAGAACTTTTATGAACAAAGAAACTGAGATATTATTTGGGCCTGTTACAAGTATGCAGAATATACTTAAGAAGAGAATTAAAAGACGCAGTATTCAGTTAGTTAAAAAAGTTCCTAACGAATAGTTCCTGCTTGTTCCACAATTAAATTTAACTGTACAACAATCAATGTTGCATACCCTATTGCATGACTTCTTTTAAAGAAATAATCTTCTGTCTTTTGCCATACTTCTTTTTCAATTACTTCCCACGTATTTCCTACTAAATGTCTTTTACCTGGTCTTATTAATGCAAGTATCATTGCTAACTGCTCTATGCTTGTAGGCATGTGTTGTTTTACAATTTCATAATGATTGCTAATATGAAATAACTGTTCTACCAACTCTTTGTGTCCAAACAACTCCCACATTGGTTCTGTGTTTAGCAGTTTATCTAGATGTGCTTCATCTTTTATTTGTTCATACACATGGTTATTTAGAAAGTCAACTTTAAAGTAACCTAATTCTTCTGCTTCTTTGTGGTCTATTGTGCTGTAACCTTCTAAAGGAAAGTTTGGAATAGGTTGAAAGTAGACACCTGTGTTGTGCTTTGTAAATTCGCCATCACGTTTAATACTAGCAGGAATAACATCAACAAGTTCTAAGAACTTATCTCTATCTGCCATATCAATGTCTACATCAAAATTTATTTTCATCTATAACTGCCTATTAAGTCAGGACCGTCTGTTATAAACTCTAGTCCTGCCATGCTACCAACATATATTTTATGTTTAGTATCATACTGTAAGTTTACTTTAACAGTATTCATGTAAACTGTCAAGAAACTTTCTGGTTTAAAGTCACCTGTTTCTACTTTTAATGTTTTACCATTATCTGTGCATTCTACAATACACTCTTTTGCATATGATTCATTCATTTATTTTCCTATTTTCATTTTGTCTAACATTTTCTTAGAATCAAACATCGCTTTAAGTGGATTGTCGTCATCTAATTCTTTTAGCACATCTATTAGTGTTACTAAATCTTTTAATGTACTTTGATTAATAGTAACATCACCAACTGTTAGTGTTTGGTGGCTTAAAAAGTCTGTGTTAATAGTTATATTATCACCTGTATCTGTTAAAATGTATGGCTCAGTATCTGTGCTAGATGTTACAGTAATAGTATCTACAGTACCGGTGCCACCGGATAAAACTGTTGTATAAAAATCTTCTGATTCGTAATTAGTCATTGTTAAAAACCTCATTTGCTAGTGGAAAAATCTTACTAATAACATCGGCACATGCTTTTGCAATTTCGATGTGTTCTAATTGTGTACCATTTGCACCTCTCAGCTCAATGTAATGTACCCAACTTCTTAATGTACCATTAACATACAGTCTACTAACTGTGTTGCCTTCTGGTAATACTGCTCTTGCTTGTTCTTTAGCAATCCCATTTTCTATAGCCCAGCCATATGCCTCATTGGCAACTCTGATAACTTTCTTTTGTTCTTCATTCCATTTAGCAATAAGTTCATAATCATCTCCTGTTGCTGGAATACTGTTTTGTCTATTTTTAGGATCTTGGAATCTTGCTTCTCTAACTTCAAAGTCTAGACTTTTGGTTGGATCTGCATAACGTTGACTAAACTCCTGGAAACTAAAACTTCTATGCCTCAATATCTGTCTAGCAATATCCCTAGTAGTTTCTATTTCTAAACATACACTAACCATTTCTAGTGGTGACCAATGTTTATGTTTCATTAGATACTTGATAAGTTTTTCACTTGTCTCACTATTCATTTGACCTTCGGGATTACTTACCCTGGCACAAAATGCCACAAGTTCTGTTGCACTTGCAGAGTCAATGATATGACTTCCGTCTGACTTACTATAACTAATTAAATTTACGTTCATATATTTGCGTCCTTACACGTTTGTTTTATTTGTTTTACTTCTTCCTTAGATGCTGTAAACAGTTTCATCCAAAATGGAGGATCAATCATTTCCTCAATTAACTTTACTTGTTCATCGTTAAATCTTTCTAACAGTTTGTTGCCTGTATTACTTAGATAAATTACCCACGGACTAATTTTAGCCGACCTAATATCGTGAACTGCTCTACTAGGACTTACTGTTGTAAAATAATCTTGCCATTTCTCATCGGAGTCTTCACTCCATTTTGCAAGATATACTATTGTTCTTTCTAATGCTCTAAGACCTGGTTCTTTTCTACAGTACTCTTTAACAAACTTATCATACTGTCTATCTGATGTCCATTGTTTTAGTTTAATGCCATTCTTAATTAACCATTCTGTAAACTTTTCTGGTTCTAACCATTCATTCACTGTACAACTTCTACCAAATTTAACAAAGGCTTCATAGTATTGACTCATAATAAAGTCTTCCATAGTTTTAGGCTTTGTTGCACTAGTATTAATATCATAAAACATTTGAAATGCTCTGTGACCTAAACGTATATGGCTCATATCTTTATCTGCCCAACGTCTTTTCTTTACACACATATGGGCCGCAAGTGTAGATTCACTACGAAACTCTTTGTTGCACCATTTACATTTCATTTAATTATCTCTTTAATCTCTTTATCTGTATAAGCATGAGCTTGAAAAAACTTTTTAAGTTCATCTTTATCATTTATACTTAACAATAAGTCTATTTCTTCTTGACTAATATGTGGATATATCTTTGCAATAGCATCCGACACCTTATTCTTTTTTCTTTTACTGTTAGGTGGTTTTATGTAAGGGTGATGTTGTACCTTACCACTACCAACTGCTGTCATAAGTAACCATTGCAGTTCAGGGTGTTTGCTTATATCACTAAACTTGTGATTAACTAATTCATTTACCATCCAAATATAGTTTGGTGCTTCTCCGCCTTGCACACTACTGGCATACCTCATCATCATCCAGGCACTAAATGCCTTCTTTTGTTCAGCAGTAAGATTATTATACCAGCCACGGTCTTTTTTATCTATGGCTTTCATAACTTCTGCTAAAGGTATTTGAGGTTTCTTAGCCATTTCTTGGGTCCTGCTGTTGGTTGATCCACTCTTTAATTCGCTTTTCCTGTTCTTTAATTGTTTCTGCTTGGTCTTTTATAGTTTTCTTTTGAAACTTTAATTTATCAGTTTGATGTTGTTGTTTTTGACTCATTAAAAACCTCCTACAATCTGTTGAAATATTTTTATGTAATGTTCTTCGCCATCTGCTACAGTTTTTGCCCAGTCATCATTTGCATTTTCATCTGCACTATCGCTAATATACTTGAAACATCTAAAGTTTACATCTGCTTGTTTACATGCTTTTGCTATTGCATAGGCTTCCATATCTACAACGTCTGATATAACTTCTTCTTTTGTAAAGTCGCTTACAAAATTATCTCCTGTACTACAACACATATCTTCTATATCACCATTTAATAAAACAACACCTTCCTCAAAAGGTGTTTGCCCTGTAGCAAAACCTAGTTCACAACACTTCATATCACGTTGTACAAAGTTTTTAATTTCATGTATTCCAGATGTTACACTAACACCGCCTGCTGTACCAAAATTGAATACAGTTTCTGGTTTATATCGTTCTATTAGTTTACCAGCAGTAATACCTGCATTGACTTTACCAACACCTGTAAAAAATACATTATCCCAAGATGCCATGTTAGGTGCTTCTTGCTCTAATGCAATTAAAATTATATTACGCATCATACTCTACCACACTAAAACTTTCTATTCCACAATACTCCTGTAGTTTAGCAGTTCCTTGTAGGAAAGTCAAGTCAATTACGCAGGCATATTTAATATCTATCACTTTAAACTCCTGTAAGAGCTCAAATATAGCACTTGCAGTTCCACCCGTAGCACTTACATCATCTATGATACAAACGTTGCTGTCTGGCCCTAATTTTGCGTCCTGCTTTATGTTTAAGTTTGTTTCTGCGTACTCGTATGTAAAGTTATGTGTATGCAAAGGTCCTGGAAGTTTACCTGGCTTACGAACTATGTGTAACGGTATTTCCATATCTAATGCCACTGGAGCACCCCATAAAAATCCTCTGGCATCTGGTGCCACAATATCTGTAATTTTATTACGCAGACAAAAGTCTGTAATCTTAGTTACACTATACTGAAATGCTTTAGGATTTTCTAATATACTAGTAACATCTTTGTACTGTATTCCTTTAACTGGAAAGTCAGGTACAGTTTTTATTACTTTTTTAAGATCCATTCTCAAGTTCCCATTCTAAGTTTTCAGCATGTTCTTCCCAATACTCTGACAAATCTTCTTCTTCAGGATCTTTATATTCGTCTCTCCATTTATCTGTAATCCAACCAACTGCGGCTTCATAACTTTTACCCGTTGTGTCGTTGTAGTCATAGTCTGCTTCTAATAATGTTTTATCATACCATACATCTTCTACAAAGTCGCCTAAGTGTGTTTCTACAATACTGAATACAAGTTTGTTAGGGTCAAACGGTTCGTCTGATTCTGCAAACCAAGTTGCAAACCCACCTTTTTCTGCACTATGAAAAAGCATTACGCCTGTACATCCGTCTGGTGCTTCATCATATACTTCGCTTTCTTCTAGATTAACGTAGGCACCTTCTCTGCCTTTTAGTGTATGTCCTTCAACTTGCCTTTCGTTTTCATCGTATGCATATTTGTCTTCTTCATCTGAGATGTCACTAACAACGAATCCGCCATCTGCATAAGCATTATTGATATGCTCAATATCATCTACACCATACCAACCTTCAATCTCATTAGTATCTTCCATAATACTCGGTGAGTTTGAATCAAGGTCCTCGTCATCGTCCCAATCACTCAATGAAAGTACATGCGGAATAAAACTTTCGTATGTACCTTCCTCTTCAATTTTAGGAAGCCAGTAATTGACAAATTCTGGATTAACACTTCCTACTGCAAGTTCTCCTCCATATCTGCCGCCTTCAATTCTAAATTTATATTTTGCCATATTTTTCTCCGGTTTAATCTAACAAATTGCCAATATCAATCTCTTGTGGTATTTTGTTTGCTTCTTTAACAAACATTGCACACGCAGGATTGTTAGTGTTCTCTAAAGGTGCTAACAACATGTGTCCATTTTTTAATTTTGGAAAAAACCATTTCACATCTTGGAAGATATTTGTAATCTTAACTTCGTGTGCTTCTAGTAATTTTCCACTTAATGGATTTAAGGTTGCTGTTAAGAACCCTCTATTATTTAAACTGGTAAGTGGCAATACTTCTATTCCACTCAAATCTTCATCTGTAATTGCAATACTCCAATCCATTGGCATTTGAATATTGTATTCTCCTATCTGCAAACATATTGCAGGAGCATAAAAACTCTCCAAAAAGATTAAAGGTAAAAAATAGTAATCCATCCATTCAGGATCACTAGTATCAAATACGCCAAATCTAATATCATCTATTTCATCTGGTACATTATCTATTTCATATACTGTATTGTCTACTGTTAATATTTTCATTTATACTCCACTTTGGTAACTTGAAAAGGGAATCCTTGTTCTTTATAGAATGCTTTTCGTTTGGTTAAATGTCGCTTACTATATTTTAGATTACTTGTGATGTCGACAACATTCAAATAATCTTTATCTTCTGCTTTACGGATTCCTCTACCGATACTTTGTATAACTCTTACAAAACTTTTACCTGGTTCTAAAAGAACTAAGTTAAAAATTCTTGGTATGTTAATACCGACCGCCGCAACACCGTAAGTTGCGACTATTACTTTATTGTCCATCTCAGATACTTGGGCATATTCTGTTTGCCTATCTTTAACTTTCATATCTCCACTAATAAATACCCAGTCTGGATTCTTTTCCATTAGTAATTCACCAGTTGCTATTCTGTCTATTAGAACAAGTGTATTACCAGAACCACTAAGTCCTTTTATAATATCACTTATGTGAGTTACTCTGCCGTCGTCTGTTACAAGCCATTTCAATTCTTGTGCATAGTTATTAAACCCTAACACACCGTCTTGTAATTGAAATATGTTAATGTCTAACTTTGCTAACACACCTCTGTCTTGTAATTCTTTACTGCTTAAATTTCCAGTAACTGGACCTAAGCAACATGTACAGCCAACTGCTTCATGCTCATCTTTTGGTATAGTACCTGTTAGTCCCCAACGAATAGGAACATTTGCAAATACGCCACCTAATAAATTTCTTAAAACATCCGCTTTTGCTTTGTGTACTTCATCTACCATAATGCAAACAACACCATCTAAGAACTGGTCAATAGGAAAGTCTGCTTCATACTTTTTACTTTTCTTTTCTAGTATTGCTAGACTTTGCCAAGTACATATTGTATGTGTTTTATCATACTCTTTCCTATCGCCAAATAATACACCAACATCAAGACCTAAATTCTTATAGTCTCTTTCTGTTTGTACTACCAAATCTTTATTAGGAACAATAACTACACTACGCCCATACGGTTCACATAAATCGCTTAAGGCGGCTGTTATGAGCGTCTTACCGGCGCCTGTAGCCACTTCCTGCAAACTTTGTGGGTTTGCAATAAACTCGTTAATAACTTCAACTTGATAATCTCTAAGTATAATAGGTTCACCTTCTGCAGGATGTCCTTTGGGCCATGCTGTATTCTCATACCTTGTTTGCTCAATAGGTTGAAAATTAAACTTCCATTCATCACGTTGATCCTGTATTTCAATTTCGTAACCATCTGCTTGTACAATAGGCAATAACCTATCCAGCATGTTCATATATGTTCTACCACCAATATCACAATACCTTACACAACCATCCCATCTGCCTAGTTTATAAGCAGGCATATGATATGCATAAGGTAAGAAATATTTACAAGCATCAGAAATTTTACGTCTAGTGCTTGGTGCTAATCCAACAAACTTTACGTTTACTTCATCTCTTATTTCTAGAACACATTTACCCATAGTTTATTATACTACCATCTACGTTGTATTGTCAACTTAATTTCTCTACCCTGAGTACCATACCCTGGTAGAACCTCTGTGTCTTCGTCTAACACGTTGTTAAGATTAATTGCTAATTGTACATTAGAATCAAATGTTTTAACATAGCCGAAGTTTAATTTTTCTAAGTCCTCTAATTCGTCTCCATCATACTCCCCAGGCTTTCTATCATATGCACCTGTGTAAGTAGCATTTACATTGTGAGAACCAAAGTCTTGATTGTAACTTAATACTGCAACATACTTAGGTACTCTAGCCTGTTCTGTATCTGTGGCTTTTAGCATTACACCAAATGCTCCAAATGTTTGTGAGTATCTAAACCCTTTAGTTTGATATGCACCTGTATTAAGATATTTTGCATTGTTATAAACAGTTGTGGTTGTTGACGTTGCATTTCCTTCTTCGTCAATATCTATTGTTACAACATCCTCAGAATATCCTGGCTGGTATTCTATTGCTTGTTCAAAGTCATACATGAAAATACTTAATACACCAAATCCTAATTCATACCCAACTGCTTCTTCTGGTAATAAATCTAAGTTAGCATCAACAAAACCATCTCCATTTATTTCGTATAAGTTTGGTCGTCTATAACTTGTACCAGCATTAAAAAAGAATTGATTCTTTTCAATACCAAATCTCATAGCATTCTGGTCTTCATTGCCAACTCTAAAACCAAAGTTATAATTTAAGGCAAACTCGGCATTGATATTTAAGTAAGCACCATAATTATCTCTTGTATGTTTTTCATTGTTTAAACTTTCATACTGTTCTTGGCTTCCGTCTACACCATATGCAATTTGCAGTTTTTGAGATAGGTTAGTTTGGTCTCCTATTCTTACATAGTCTGTACTACTCTCATTAGAGTAAGACATCCAATCACCAGAATAATATTCTGATTGCTGATGCGTTCTACCTATAGTAAAGTACTCATTGTTAATAGCAACATTATACTTTTCACCGTCTTGTACACAATTATTTGTTGATTCAAAACTGGAATCAAAACAATTATCATAGTCGTATTCAAAATTTGTAAACTTTGCTGTAATAGTAAAGTCCTGAACATCTACATTAAGTTTAACATTTTTATTTGAATATGCATCAACTTCTGTGTTGTCATTCCTTGCTTGATTATCTACGCCTAATTCTGTGTACTGTATCCAGTTTGTTGGTGCTAAGTTTAGGTACCTATGGCTATTACTTCCTGCACCCAATGTAAATCCTTTTGTAATAGTATCTTTAATTAATACAGTTCCAGCAATACTGCTTGATCCGTATACAACACTATTAGGTCCTGAGATAATTTTTATATCTTCTCCAGTTACAACATCTACTCCAAAGTTATACCATGCTGACCCGGGCTCGTTTGAGGGTATACCATTTCTGTAAACTGTGGTGTGTATTGTTTGAGCACCACGTTCGTTGTAGCCTTGGAAGGCTCCGTATCCACCTGCTGTCCAAGTGTATGCTGGTAATACTTTAGAAATTAAATGTGTTTCTGTTAGTGGGTCTGTTTCTGTCGTTGTTACTTGTTGTGCCACTACTACAACTTCTTCTATTTCTTCTGCTTCTGCATTAAATGATATTGCCATTAATATCATAACTGCAAACACAAAATATAAAGGGCTAAAATTGATGTGGAAATTCCAGTCAATTTTGTTCTTGCTTTTCATAAATTCTCCGGTTATGTTTTGGGTAAACCGTCCTCGGCTTACGTCTATTATAATTATACGTCTTTACTGTCAAAAGTCAAGTAAAAATATTAATTAAATTTATAAAAGGTGAAGCCCGGAGGATATCCGGGCTTCGTGGTGCTCTAGTGGGGGATGACTAACGTTGAGCACCAGGGAACCGTTAGCATATATAATTATCTTATATCGCTCCTGACATACAAGTAGTTTTGGCTAAACTTTTCCAGTTCTCAGAATCCATTTTTCTAAGGTCTGCAATTTTAAGAACCATTCTCAAACTAATCTCCCTTAGTATGTTTTGGTTCTCAGTCATAAAGTCGATAACTTCTTTATCACCATCTTTACCAAACTTGTATTCATCAAGCATACCGTCTTCAACGATTTGGTTAATTCTAAGAAACTTGTCTCTCTTAGAGTTCATTGTAAGATCCAAGTAGTGACATCTTGACATAAGTGCCGCCAAGTGATCCTTAATCTTCTTAGAACGAACGTTTTCAAAATCAACGTTAGTAATAAAGATACAACCACCTTTGAATTCAAACCTATCAGGAATACCTTCACGTCTAAGTGCCTGTGATTCTGACTTCCAAGTAATAGTTCTTTTCTTACCTGAGTCCAAAGTAGCCTTAAGCATGTTCAAACATACTTCATCAAACAACACACTATCACAGTCATCAAATACAAGTATGTTACCTGCCGCTGAATTATTATATAGTGTTTGGAACAAACCAATTGGAGTAACTGAACCTTTAACAACTTCAGTTCTTGCAGGCTTACCAGCAACTTCTGTTAGCATGTCATAATCTTCTAATACAGTTTCAACACCAAATGACTTACCAACACCTGGAGGGCCACTTACTATCATACCACGTACTGTACCTTCTGCTACAGCATGAGTCATACGATCCAAAATATCAAAACGTTCTCTGATACGTTCAATTGCTTGAACATCAGTTTCTTCCTTTTCTTCTTTTGGAGTATTGTCTATTTTAGGCTGTTCAGCATAAACACTTGGAGTAACATACTCTAAGTCTTTTGTAGGATCTTCAATTAAAATCCTAATGCTTGAAAATTTCTCACCCATCGCTTCACTACCATCAACGGTAATAAAAGCACCTTTTTTGCCAATGTTAAGTGGCTTAATGATTGGAAATACTGTATCAACGATTTCGTTTTTACGGTAAGTACCAGTCTTAACCTTTACATAATTTAAAGTTTGTTTTGTCATAATGTCATCCCCGACGTTTATGTTGTTGTTTAAGGAACCCTTTTCCCTAACTCTTATATACTATTATACGTCTTTTTGGACGGAAGTCAACCTTTTTACCAAAAAAAGTGGTAAAAAAGTTAATCTTTTTTGATGTTTAGCATGAACAAGCAGGTTTGTAGGCATTTTGCCTGCCATTTGGCATCATCTACAGCACTATGTAATGCTTCTTGAACGCCTTTTCTAGGGTCTACATCCATTAAACTGAATACAGTCCTGCTGTCTCTGATTTGCCAATATGCCCAATTTGTGTGGGTGTTTAGCATTTTATATAGATTCTCAATAATGACCATATCAAATTGTGGGCCTTGACACCATATTTGGTCACAGCCTACAAGCCATTTATTAAGCGATTTTGTGAATTCATCTAGTTGTATTCTGCCTTCTTCAGCAAATGCAATATCCTGAATTTCTTGTGATTGTTTGCCCCACCATTCTATTGTGTTTTGGTCAACATCTCTGCCTAGTTCTGTTTGGGCATCAATGTCTAATTTAGCATCAAAGAATGTGTGTGGTTCTTCATTGGTGTAAGGATTGAACTTTACACCACCCACACTTAATACTACTGCTTCAGGCGTTGTAGCCAAAGTCTCAATATCTATCATTGCGTGGGTGGTCATCTAATTATCCTATACAGTTTTAAAACGTTTTGATACTTACATTAGTATACATATTTTCAAAGGCGACTTTTGCTTCTTTTAATGTGTATGGTTTTTCGTTCCAATCTGTACGTTCTGTACAATTCATATTATACCAATTACAAAAATTGTCTTCGGGGGTTGCTGATTCATCGTATTCAAATATTTGCATATCTCTCTCCTAAAAGTTATATGTAATACATTATACGGATATTTGGTATGAATGTCAACCTAATTACGCATCTAATTTTTCAAAGTATTGTTTGAAAAGACGTTCTTCCCAATAGTATGCTTCACGTTCCCATGGTTGATGACTGTATGAAACTTTACTGTAATCTGCTTTTTTCCATCTCATACTGCTACCAGATAGTTCACCAGACAAGAACTGCTTTGCATGTATTAGTTCATGCGTTAAATTAATAAGTATTTCATCTCTCTCAAATTTATAACCATTTGAAGTTCTTGCAAGTTCTATATCAATGTGGTGCTTATCGCCCCAGCAATATCCTCCTGCTTGTTCTTCTAGTGCATTGTGGATTTGTACATCAACTGTGACATTGCGTCTTAGTTTTATAGGAATAATGTTCTCTAACATTAACTCTGATACTGACTCTACAAATCGCTTATTTTTGAACTGCCCTACTATACACACTTCAATCATATCTTGGTTTTCCACCCAGTTAGCAATAGTGCTTATAATAGCATCTTCTGTGGGATTGTCAACCTTTTTGTAAGTTAATGATTCTGAAGGAATTAACCGATTACTATGTCTTCCATTCCGGCTGTTCTGAGCCTTGTTATGTGACCTATTTGCCATTGTTTAGTATCTAGTCCCTTCATTATACCTAGGTATTGATTCCTAAGTAGACTGTATTGATTGCAAAGGTGTGTTAGGTTAATAACACTATCTTCACTATCAACAAATTTTTCTGCGTCTCTACTACTTAGTGTCCTGTTATAGGATTCTAAATACTTTCTGAATGTTTTACTTCTTTCCTTACGAAGTTCAATATTCAAGTGTTCTAGGATTGCTTCTATTTCTTGTAATTGATTAAATCTATGCTCTGTAATGCCAGGTAGAGAAGCACTAGATTTCTCTAGGCTCCCCTTTATACTGCATTCGTATTTGGCTTCTTGTAGTTCCTTTTCATAGTAATTAATTGATTCAACAATTTTACTTAAATCTTCTACTACCGAATTATACCAACCTGCCATAACTTAATCCCATTCCTCGTCATCGTCATCTTCGATATCGTTGCCAACATCATAGTGACCAATAACAGCGGCTTTAAGAGCTCCGTCGAATGTATGTGCTTCTTCCTCGATGCCAGACATATCACATTCTTCATCCATTACACGGACTAAATGTTCTGCGGCTTCTACTCTATCCTTCTTCTGGATATAGTTTTTCATGGATTCCCATACACTAACTAATAATTGTATTTCAGGATTCATTATTCTAACTCCTCTATATTGGGGTCGTCTACCAAAGTTTCATCATCTACTAAGTCATCAAAGTCTTCATCTCCAACAACTGGTATTTGATTCCACTCGTCCATAACTACTTGTAAACGTTCCTCAGTCCACTGCTTTCTAAACTCTTTAATAATTTCGCCTGTAACAGGAGATGTATATTCAAGTTTATTACCAGTTTTTGTAACGATTCCTTTTGCTTCGAGCAATTCTAAAATACCTGAGTAAGGATTCATTCCTGTCTCATATGGTATCTTAACTTGTACACTTTCAAACGGTTTGCTGTAACGAGTTTTCATTACTTTACATGCCGCTCTAATACCTTGTACAGTAGTAGTTTTGTTACCATCCTCATCTTCTTTAAGTTTAAGTTTCTTCATTGCAACTACAATACTTGAAGCATATACAAAACCTTGTCCACCGGATATTTTATCATCTGGGTCAAACATATCTTGTGATGCGTATGTATGGTTAGTAGCAACAAGTCCAATTGGATGTGGTGCTAGTTGGTTAACTGTATTCCTAACTAAGGCTGTTAATGCCTTTGGCTTTCTACCCATATCACCTTTCATGTCACCTTTTTCAAATTGTGCAACATCAGTTGGTGTTAATAACATACCCAAACTGTCTACTACAAATAGCATTTTAGGTTGTTCATCGTATGGTAAATCACCATAGTTAGATTTATAGTCTTTT